ATTATCTCCCATGATTTGATTGCCCGGAGCTGTAATGCTCTGAAATATCTCTACGGCAACAACCAAAATGGCGTTTTCAATTGGTGGTGTGTTTGCATAAAGTGATGCGGCTGATCCACCGGATAAAGTAGCCGTGGCATTAGGAATAAATGGCAACGGGTATGTGCGATCAGCCGCGGCTGTGGCCGCTGTCCATGTGTATGGCTCAATCCGATCATCGGTGACTGTATATGTTCCGTTATAAGTACCGGCCCCGGTTACAACAACGGATTGCCCCGGCACAAAATAGTTTGGCCGAATTGTAGTGAAATAAATGACGGAATCACTCACATTGGCAAAAGCAACCGATGATTGGTATTGAGTAAGTAACGGCAAAATTGTTTGTTCAGCTGAATCAATAAATGAATCAAGTTGCGCATCAGAATACAAGGAAACCGAGACACCAAGAATTGATCGTAGCTGTGAAGCTGTGACTATTGCTGGCATCTCGGTTCCTTTCGTATCGTTAGCGTTCGGGAGCGACCGCTACCGATGATTGATTTATTTATGGCAAGTTATTGAATTGAGCACCATTTGGCACCTTGGCGGCCAGCGCACCATAACCATAATACAAAATGTCAATGGTTCCATCGCTGTTGATGTTGGTGCGTAGCGTAAAGCGTGGAGATTCGTACCATGTGTATGAATCTGGATTAACAACGACCATTGAAGAATCGCCATCAGCTGTTGTTGTACCAGCGTTACCAAATGAGCGCGATACATAAAGATTCAGACCCGGTGAAACTACACCGCGCAATGAATCTCCGCGAACATTTCCAGCTGCATTTGATGGCTGAGCTGCATTGTAAAGTGGTGCTCCATTGTCGTTGTATCCCATGATGTTGCCCCATTGAGTTGGTGAAACGATCAATGAGCGAGCAAAACCAAGTGATGAGCCATAAACAGCTGCGGCTGCCTTGGATGTGTATCCAAGGAATCCGGTTGCTGAATTTGCTGTTTGTGCTGTCGTGGTAGTAACTGCCGCTTGCATTGCAGCCAAAACATATTCATCAGTTTCTTTTGCATAAGCAAATTCAAGATTTTGAAGGAGCGCGGTAAGGTACTCAGGCCGTGATCTATCAATGAGCTCAACAGTAGATATGGCTCTACCTTTAAATGAATCAACTGATACTGACAAAAATGTCGCTGATAGTGACGATTCTGTAATTGCAGTATTTTCTGCAATTGCGGCAACTGTTGGCACAGCTGTAACTTTTGGCAATTCAAATGTCATGCCTTCGGCCACTAAAGTTTCGCGACTAATGCCATCGATTGTGCCTCTATCCGCATTTGCTAACGCATTGATTACCTGTGTGCTTTGTGGTGTTGGGATCATGCCCGGTGCTGTTGATGTTGTGTTATCGGCAGCCTTTACATACTGGCGTGAATCCTCATCGTGCAAAACGCTTGCCTTTAAGTAATGCTCAAGATAAGAAACCTTATCGATGATTGGTGAGCGTGGTGATGTGTAATAAGCTGGTCGTGATGCCTGTACGGGTTCGACTGCTGGAGCTGCTACCGGTTCAACGGCAGGAGCGGTATTTTCGGTAGTGTTATCCACTTTGTCTCCTTCATTTGGGTTTGTTGTATCTGTAACTGTTTCAGTTTCAGAATCTTCAGATGCGGCTACCTCACTCACACGAGCTGATCGAACAGCCGGCTCAGTAACCAATGCAACAGCTGTGAGCTGTCCATTCAAAACTTTCATTGTGCCATCTTTTTGCATTTCATAATTATCTACGGCCAGTTCGATTGAAAAGCCGTCTCTCAATCCAGTCATCGCCTCTTCCAAAGCATCTGAGCCGGCTGTCGTATTAGCAATCTTAAATGTTGCTGTCATTTCCTTGTCATTAACAGACATCGCAACGCTGCGGCCAATTCTCCTGGTGTTGTCATGTTCAAGATTTAAAAAAACATCCTGTGGCACAATTGATCCGCGAGCAAAAACAACTTTGCCCGTTGATGCATTTGCATGTTCGTTAAATGCAACAATGCGGCCGGTGATTGTTCGTGAATCGGAATCAGCTGCCGTAATTTGCATTGGTGTTGTTAGCTTCATGAGATCATCTCTTCCATTTGTCTGATTTCCTCGGTGGTAATCGCACCGATTTCAAATAAAATCTTGTAAATTTCTGCACGCTCTTTTTCAGATCCGCGCAAGTACGCTTTGAGATCAAATTCAACGCGCTGTGTTGATGGCGTAAAATCTGGCATTGATAAGCGGCTGGATAAGCTGTTCATCAACGGCAAAAGTGAAAAGTCCAACAAAGTTTGACGCGCCGTGCTGGCGTTTGCATATGTCATGGATGATCCAGTCGGCGCATCAATAAAGTAAGCCGGAATCCCCACGGCTCTTGCTAATTCTGTTGCAATGATTTCTCTGGCAGCATTAAGACCAATTTGCTCCGGTGTAAAACCAACAGTAGTCAATTCCACATCGGCGTTTAAAAATGCCGTGCCACGATTTCGGCGTGCGGCTCCCCATGCATCCAACAGCTTAGCGATGCGGTCGGCTGGCAACGCTGTTCCGTTAGATTTAAGCACCATCGATGGCACGGGTTCGCGCGCGTACATTGCGGCAGCTCTTTCAAGCTCTGCACCTGCGCGAATTGTGCGGCCTGCTCTGTTTAATAATCCTTCATCGTTTCCGTAAAACACAACAAGTGATCCAACACCGGTCATTGGCACGCGAGATCCATCGACTGTGTAATATTCAATTTGAGTGCCAATAGAATTCAAGAAAACGCCAACGCGATTGGGAGCAACGCGCCACATTTGGCGAACTCTGCCGGTGTCGGCAAACAGATCCATTATCTGAAAGTAAGAAAATCCCGTAAATAACAAATCCTCAGCTGCCCAACACCAAGAGGCTGCACCCGGCACGCGCTTATCTGGATCATTGATGACAACCGGTGAATCGATCACTTGTCCGGTTGCTTTGTCGCGTGTCACCATTGGAATTGTTGCAATGGAATTGCAGATCATGTTTCTAGCGCGAGCGATAGCCGGAACAGACATGGCTTCTTCGCGGCTGGCAAGATAATCCGCTCCACCAAATGGAAAGAAAGCATCAAGCGTTGGAGCTGGCCCAATTTGTGCAGCTACATCAGCTCCGCGCAATGGCACGACTGTTTCAATGGTGCGTTTGCGGTCAAATAATCCCATGCACCTATTTTCTCAAAATGTCAAGGATCAACCCACTAAAATGTCAATTTCCGTTTCTGGGCGTGTCGCAAAGTGTGTGCATAGCGCGGCTGCTACGGCAGCACAGACGGCCGATTGACTTGCACGCCTACCAATGACCCATCCGCCATCGCCACGCTTTAATTGCACAGCTGAAAGCATTTGATCGGTAAGTGCGGCTTGATTTCGGTGTTTGAGTCTGCCGCTATTAATTGCTCCCAAAAGCTCGTCACAACTTTGCGGATAGTCGGCATCCATATCGTGGATCGGGATGCCTGCCGGCTGCATACGCGCCGCAACGGCTCCACTTGTTCGCTTTGAATAAAGCAAATACTCGATGGGATACTTTCGGCAATAGCTTGCAGCATCATTGGCAATTGCTCGGTCATCTAGCTGGATACTGTTTTCCCATGTGTGCAAGAGCTTGACTACAAACGATTCTGATCCAAGTTTTTGAGCCGCTACCAATGCCGCGTGTTTTCTGTCCGGTGAAATATCAATCGCCATCCATGTGAGCTTATCCTCATCCAGATCAACGGTTTCATCTCCACACTCTTGCCATTCTTTCGATCCAACAATGCTGGAAATTGTTACAACCCATCTGTTTAAAACCTCGGTCATAACAACATCCGGTGGATCATTGAAAACGGCTCGGATATTGTCAGGATGGATGGTTATGTTTAATCCCGGATTTGCATAAGCTGCATTTTCCAAAGTGATTTCATCGGTTGGAGCCGACCATTCAAAATAACCCACATCATCGCTGGCTCCACTAGCTGCGGCCAAACCTCTTTCGCGTAGCTGGTTCAAAACCATTGAGTGAGAATCACCAGCTGAAGAGAAACAATTGACTTGCGGATTTTTCGCGGCCATCAAGGTATAGCGCATTGCGGCAAATGTTTCCATGTCGTGCAATTCTCGGATTTCATCCATGTGGATTGTTTCCGGTTTGCTCAATCCACGAGCTGCCGATCCACCAGCTTTGATAATAAACCGGCAACCTTCCATGGTTTCGATTTCCTCGGCTCCATGCTGCCAGCGAATACGCTTGACACGCTTTGCAAGATCGTCATGACTTTCAATGGTATGAACGATCGACCGAAATTGCTCCAGCGATGTAACCAACCGGTGAGCTGTGGAAACCTGCAACGATTCATTCCAATGGAAAAGGCCCATCATAATTCTGGCCATCATGTAGGTTGATTTTCCATTTTGCCTTGCAACGCTGGCCACCGTTACCGGATGGTAATAACGGCCATCGGGTTTCACCTTCAAGCTATGCTCGGCCAACCATTTTTGCCACGGCATAAAACCGCCATCGATGATCTGATCGGCAAAATCAATCAATTCAAAGCCACGCGATGGCAAATCATTGAGTGGTGTGTGGATTCGTGGAGCTGTTACCGGCAAAAAAACCGATTGCAGCCGATCTGAGACGATTTCAGCCGATGGTGCATCAACTATGACTTGTTCAGCCTTGATCATGACTTATCGACTCGTTTTGGGGTATAAACAACCCAT